CGAAACCTGACGGGGTGTTCGGGCCAAACACTCGACGGGCTGTACAGCTTCTACTTGACGTGAAACCCGATGGGGTGTGGGGACGCCTAACTATCAGTGCCCTGCAGCGGGCCATCAACGAAGGTGCAATCAGATGAGTGACGAACAAGAAGCGCTCGCGGTAAAGGTTTCAACGCGGGACATATATTTGGAGGTTCAACGGCAGGGGAAACTGTTAGAGAAAATTGCTAACAGTCTGCCTGACAGTGAACTAAAAATTGAAGACCATGAAATTCGGATTCGCAAACTTGAGATGCGGATGTGGCAGGCTATCGGTGCGTTTGGGTTCCTGGCCGCGGTAGTGTCGCCTTTGATTGCGGTGCTGACACGATGAGCAACCCTAAGTGGAAGATTAGACGTAGATACATTTTTGCCGGGTTTGCTTTAGGCGTCGGAATGGTTGTGTCATCTATTGTGGCGGTGTGGCAGGACCGGCTTGGTGCCGGCGACTTGGTGACTGGCGGGGTTGCCCTGATTAGTTTGATTTTGACGTCCTACATTTTTGGGGCGGCATACGACGATAAAAGAGTGGAGAACAACACTGATGGTTAGATTGAAAAAGTATTGGGCCTATGCGGGCGAACGTGCGTTGAAGACGGTGGCACAGGTGGCCATCGCAACGATTGGTGTGGGCGCTGTTGGCGTTTTGGATGTGGACTGGGTGATGGTTGCCAATTTGGCGGCTGGTGCTGGTGTTATGTCTTTGCTGACGTCTGTGTTGCAGTATGACCGGCCTGCAAAGTAGTGGCGCGGTTGGATGCTGTGGAGCGTGTGGACGGTTTCGTGTGCCCTGTTGACCCTCAAGAGGCTGTTGAGTGTGATGCCTGTCAGTAGGTGAAAGATTTGTTGCCCCCTGGGATTTATTCCTGGGGGGCGCTTTTTTTTGTCTTTATTTTGAAGTGCAAAACTTTTGTGCCTGGATTGGGTGAAACGGATTCTTTTGGATTCTTTTTGAAAAGTATCCTAAAAGACGGGCCCGGATGGCAGTGTTTAGGCCAGTTTTTTGTGTGCAAAAATAAAGTTTTTTAGAAAAAAGCTTCAAAAAAATGTTTTCCTAAAAAAACTGTTTTTGAAAAGTGGTTTTTTGAGAATTTGTATAAATAAAGTTTTTTACAAAAAAGCTTCAAAAAAATGTTTCTGTAAAAAAGAGTTTTTTTAGAAACGGTTTTTTGCGTCTTGCAATAAATAAAGTTTTTCTGGAAAAAGTTTCAAAAAAATGTTTCTGTAAAAAAGCTTCAAAAAAATTGTGGGCAAAAACAAAACCCCCGCTACTCACAACGGGGGTTTTGTCTATCAACAGGAAGGAAGAAAATGACGCAAGCAACCATGGAAGTGACCGCCTACAGAAAACCATATCACAGTTCTGGGTTGCTGAGCCATTCATATATTGTGGTTCTGACTACGCCTGAGGTTCGCGCTAGTTGTGTAATGTTTTGACCTTTTTGTTTTTCGCGGATGACGGTTCTTTTCATCGCGGTGTTTATTTCTTTGAGGTCTGAGAGGGCTAGGTTTCTTTTGTGTGCGAGTGCTTCGAGGGTCATTCCGGGGTATCTGCCGGTGTCTGTGTGTTCCATTTTGTGCCTTTCGTCAGCTAGTTGTGTGTGCCACCATACACCATTGTGGGGTGTGTCCAAATCGTTACCTTTTTGGGCTTGACCTTTCAGGCCCCCCCATGCCACTATCTGGCTAGGGGGAAATGCCCTCAACGGAAAGGCAAGAAAATGGCACAATATCCAGTACGCACGGTTTACTACTTCGACCAGGTTGTGGAGGCTGACACCGCTGAGCAGGCAATGCTTTTAGGTGGCGACTTTCAGCCCAGCGAGCATGACGTTTGGAGCTTGGGGTTGACCGAAATTGACCGTACCGCTGAGAGCGAGCCCGTTTCTTAGTCTGGCTGGTGGGGGCAAAAGCCCCCACCCTAGCTAGTCGAACAGATGTTCTAACGAAAGGCACCAAATGATTCAAAGCGATGTGGACCGAATAGCTCACTGGTGGAGAGAAACGTCAGACTTTTACCCCGCAGACATTCTGAGCAACATTCTGATGGACGAAACAGTGTTGTGGCGGGTTGTCGAGTCTTGGGAAATCGGGATGCACGGGGCCCCTTGGGAAGACTTCAAACCTGTGACGGTGGCAAAGCTGTGACCGTGGCAGGGTGGGTCATGCTGATTGGTGGAGGCCTTTTGGCGGTAATTCCGGGAATGTTCCAACTGGTAAATGGGTCTACAGTTTTGGGCCTCATTCTGGTTGTCTGGGGTGCCGTTATACTGGTGGGTAAGGGGGCGTCGAATGTCTGAAAAAGTTTGGTCAGCGTATGAGTTGTTGATGCAGGCCAAAGATGAGGTGGGCGAAACAGGGTGTGAGTCTTACCCTGAAGCTTTTTTCCCTGAGGATTCTGAGGACAGGGTTGACGAGTTTTGGAAACGCAAAGAGGCGAAAAAGTTGTGTGAAGTGTGCCCCATGAAAATGCAGTGTTTGGAGTATGCGTTGGAAGCTGATGAGCGCTACGGTATTTGGGGTGGGCTCACATATTTACAGAGAAGAAAACTACAAAGGGGGAACGGAAATGGTTAGTGCAAGAAATACAGACCCAGCGACGTCGCATGATGCGGCTGATTCGGTGAGTGAAGTGACGTTGACGCAATCGTTTGTGTTGCGTGTGTTGCGTCGCCCAAGGGTTGATGTGGAGTTGGTGAGGGCCTACCAGAACATGAAGACCGCGCCTAGGGCGTCTGAGTCTGGGATTCGGTCTAGGCGGGCTGAGCTAGTCAAGCAGGGTCTTGTGAGGGATACAGGCCGGCGGACACGTTTGGAGTCTGGCCGTATGGCGATTGTTTGGGAGCGCACAGCGTGAGCGCCGAAAAGTGGGTTATTACGATTGGCCGAAACGACTCTAGTTCACTGTTTTATGAGCTGACACATGTTGTTGGTTTTAGCCAGTCTGTGGTTGCTGAGGGGACAGGTTGCCTTGGGGACGTAGCGTATGAGTGTGAGCAGATTATTACTGGGCATGACGGATGGGAGAATTTCTGATGTTGAGTGCAGAGCAGTTTGTGGCCTCTAAGGCTTTGGGTGAGTCGGAATGGTTGGCGGCCAGGCGGACGGGGGTGACGGCAACCCAAGTGGCTAAGGGTGCAACACCCTCAGGGAGGCGTGAGGTGGTAGAACAGTATTTTGAAGACTTTTCTGCCTTTGACAATCCGGCTATGAAGTTTGGGCGTGACCAAGAGCCTGCCTTGTCTATGTGGGTGAAGGAACACCATGGCGGGGTTATGCCGAATGATTGGCTGATTCGTCACGCTGAGGACGGTTTGGCTTTGGCCACACCTGACGGAATCAACCTGACGCACACCGTTATTTCTGAGGTGAAGACTACCGGGAAAGATTGGGGCACGGTGGAAAAAATACCTATCGCCTACAAACGCCAAGTGCAGTGGCAACTGTATGTGACGGGCGCTGAACGGTGTGTGTTCGCGTGGATGTTGCGGGCTGAGGTTGACGGGCGTATGGTGCCGGGCTGGTTTGAACCAAAATCGGGTACTATTTTGCGTGATGAGGAAATGATTACAGACTTGAAGCTGGCGGCAACAATTCTGTGGAGCGAAATACAAACCAAGGGGGAAGTGTAATGGCTACAAGTGCAGAAATTGTGATTGCAGTAATGACGACGGTTCGCGCGGTTGGTAAGACTGGCGTGAACCAGCAACAAAAGTTCAAGTTTCGTGGCATTGACGCGGTGGTGAACGCTATCGGGCCGGCTTTGCGTGACGCGGGCGGGTTTATTGTTCCTACCGTGTTGAGGTCGGACTATTCTGAGGGGCGCTCTGCCGCTGGTGGGACGTTGAACCGGGTTCACTTGGAGGTTATGTTCTCAATTTTTGGGAGCGAGGGTGAGCCTGTCACGGGGACGGTGATGGCTGAGGCGTTCGATTCGGGCGACAAGGCGACGGCTAAATGTATGAGTGTCGCTTTTCGAACATTCATGTTGCAAGTCTTTTGTTTGCCCACTGATGAGCCTGACCCTGATTCGCAAATTTATGACACGACGAGAGCGCCTGAGGTTGCGCCGGCTGTTGCCGTGCCTGAAGGGTTCTTGGGCGAGTTAGAGGCTTGCAAGTCTGTGGAAGAAATGACGGTTCTTTACCAGACCGCCGTGAAGGGCGGTTTTTCTACCAATGTTCAAACCAAGTTCACTGAAAAGAAAAAGGGGTTCAGCAATGCCAAAATATAAGTTTGTTGCGCGTGACCGTAAAGTTTTGAGCCTGTTGGAGCAATACCAGCTGGTGTTGGTTGACGGGAACCTGACCCAGCCATGGCGAATGTTTGCAAACGATATGGGGGCGTTGTTCAAGAGGGGCAAGAGGTATGAGTGACCTTACCCCGGCGTACATTATGGATACGCTAACCAAAATCTCTGGGCGGATTGACGCGAAAACTAATGAGATTGCTGACCTTGACGCTTTGGCGGTACGGGCGAGGGCAGACCACAAAAAGGGGTACGCAAACCAGTTTTTGCGGTGTGCGGGGTCGATGGATATTAGACGTTATACGGCTGAGCTGGAGACGGCTGACACGTTTTTGGCTAGTGAGTTGGCTGACCAACAGTTGAGGGCGGCGGTGGGTGCAATAAAGGCTTTGCGTGACAGTCTTGAGGTGTGCCGGTCTTTGTCGCCACTACTCCGACTTGAATGGGGGCAGGCGTGAACGGTGCTACTTCCCGGCGTAAGGGAAACCAGGCTGAGGTCGACGTCTGCAAGACGTTACGGGAAGCCGGCTGGGATGCTGTGACCTCTAGGGCGGCGCGTGGGGGGTTTCAGGCAGGTGAGGACATTATCTCAAACTTTCCCGCCTCTATTGAGGTAAAAAATCATGTCAAAATGGATTTGGCTGGATGGTGGAAGCAAGCTGTTTCTCAGGCAGGGGACAAGCCGGCCATTGTGATTCACAAGCGGGTGGGTAAGGCGAGCCCTGAGGAATGGTGGGTGACGATGGATATGGCCACATTGTTGCGTTTGATTGGTAAGCCGTGAGTTTGGGCAAACAGTCACGCAAACAGGTCCAGCAGGCCCGTGAGGGCGTCTACGAGCGTGACGGGGGTGTTTGTATCTCCAAGGGTGTCCAAGGGCCCTGTGGCGGTCCTGTGACGTTACAGCATAGGGTGGGGCGCGGAATGGGCGGAAGCGCCCTGTACGACAAAGAACCCGCTTTTCTTTTGACGATGTGCAATGACCACAACGGTTTGGAAACGTCCAACGCTGACTATCACCGTCTGTGCCAAGATTTGGGCTGGTCTGTGCCTAGGTGGGCGGTGGAGCGTCGTTCGATTACAGAAATTCCTGTGTGGTATTGGGATGGCTGGTTTTATTTGACAGGGTTTGACAGGGTTGCCACGACTGAGGTGGCGGCAAAAAATAAGATGGAAGAAATTTATGGAAGGAAAACTGTTGACTAAACAAAGGTGTTTTTTCGCAAATGACTTGAGCTATGGGTGAGGGCTACCAGCCAGACTTTGATTTGGATTATCGGCGCGGGCTTGTAGGCGAAAACTTGGTGGGCTCATTTTTGGAGTCTGTGGGTGGGTCGACTGTTGAAGTCAAAACGGATTACCGGGCGTGGAAGACAGGAAACTTTTACATTGAAACACACCAGGAAATCGGTGGTGCCTGGGTGCCGTCCGGGTTGAATATCTCGAAAGCAACCTTTTACTGTTTCGCGGGCCCTACGGGTTCAGGGTTTCTGACCGCGCCAACTGTTGCCCTAATTGCCCTTGTGAAGGCGACTGGGCGGCCTGTTCATATGAACCGGGCCTCTAACACCTCAAGGGACACAAAGGGGTTTTTGGTTTTTGTGGTTGACGTCGTTTCAATGATTTTGCAACCTGATAGGGTGCCAACAACAGAGGGCACGGCAAAAGGAAGAATGGAAGAAAAATATGGAAGAACAACAGGCAACGATTGAAACAGACCTCAGATTTTCTTTGGTCCCTGAATGGGTTTTGGACGCTGACATTTCGGCCAGAGCCATCCAGTGCTACGCCGTTTTAGCTAGGTATGCTGACACCAATTCGGGTGAGGCGTTCCCGAGCAGGGCAACTGTGGCGGCAAGAATGCGGTGCGGGGTCAAAGTGGTTGACCGGGCGGTGGCTGAGTTGGTCACAATTTCGGCTATCGAAAAGCGGGTGAGGGTTGTCGAAAACAAGTATGCGACCTCAATTTATGTGGTGAAGCGTTCCTCTTTTAGGGTAGGGACGAAAATGACACCACCTAGGGACGAAAATGACACCACCCTAGGGACGAAAATGACACATAGAACTAGAACCAATGAACTAGAACCACTTAACGATATAAAAAGCGAGTTTCAACAGTTCTGGAATGTGTACCCCAAAAAGGCTGACAAGCGTGTGGCTGAACAATCTTTCCTGAAGGCTTTGAAAAGGACAGACTTTGAAACACTCATTTTGGCGGCGACGTCGTACAGGGACGACGCCAACCGGAAAGACGAGTACACAAAGAACCCCAGCACATGGTTGAACGCTGACGCTTGGCACAATGCGCCTATGGCGGCCCGTGAGGTGTTGAATGAGTGGGGGAAGCCTTTTGCTAAGTCTGCAGAGTCGCCGGGGGTGCGGGCGTGGGTGAAGGCTGGTCATGACCGTGGGGAGCATTGGGCTTGTAGGCCGGGCGAGTTTGAGGGGTGCTAGTTTGCGCCAACCCCAAACGGGTGTATGGTGGGCAACACGCGATGATGCGTTCAACAGACAGGAAAAA